CCGCCGCCGCCCCAGTTGCCGCCATTGCCACCTTGTGCACCTTTGGCGGATATTGTGCCAGTGTTTGTAACGATAGGTGCGGTTATAACAATACCACCGCCGCCCTTGCCGCCAGTACCGCCATATCGTCCACCACCGCCACCTGCGCCGTAGGCTTGACCGTGCATTACGTCACTGATGATTGTTTCCGTCTGTCCATCATCTAACAGGCGTGTTGTTCCCCAATAATTGCCTGCGCCGCCTGCCGCACCGGGGTCATGTCCATCATGGTTCCCTGCACCACCGTTACCGGGGCAAAGTCCAGTACCGCCGCTTTTAGGGCTTCCGCCGCCAGCACCGCCTGCCGCACCTTTGCCGTCTGCGGTTATTGTACCGTTATTTACAAAACTTTCTGTTGCGCGCAGCCATGTATACTGCCCCAGCGTCAACGTTGCGCCGTCTTGCACCTCTATTGTGGTGTAATTATATATCCCCTGCTCCAGCGTTGTAGCACTTGTTACTACAAGTGCGCCGTTGCTGCCGTCGCCACGCTCGCCGTACCATTCTACGGATTTTACTGGCGCAAGTGCTTCAATAGCCCGTGCTACTCTTAACGGTGTCATAACCTTAGTGTTGTCTGTACCTGCTTCTGCTTCTTCCTGTGTTGCTATGGTTGGCTGTGGTACTTCAATATCAATGTTGCCTGTTTCATCAGGGGGGACACCATTTACAGTAATAGTATTGCCCATATTATCTACGGGAACATGATATGCTTTTACAAGCCAGATACCCACGATGGATTCCGGTTGTACTGTTTCGGCGTTGCCGTAAATGGGGTTAGAATCGGAGGCATCAAAGCTTGCTCGACCGCTCCCTGTGTATTGTTTAGAACCTGCGTTATAGTAACCATATGATTGTGTCGTAGATGCAAAAGCTCCTGCTCCAACGCCAAGGTCTGTACGGTCTGTAACGCCTGACGTGGAGTTTGAAGTTAAAGTACCCGTGATATTCGGTAACCCAGCATCCAGGTTTCCGCCTACGCCATTCGCAGTGCCAGCTTCGCCACCGCCTCTAACCCAGCATCCGAGATTCGGTAATCTAAACGTCGTACTACCGTTGCCCACGCTGTATTTACCTACATTACCGTTATGCGCGGTGCTGAGGCTCTGCCACTCGCTCTCCTCAATCAAGAACCCTACTTGCTGCTGTACCCAGGCCCAAAGATTCGGGTAGTCTTCCCTGTTGACCTCTTGGCCATTCAGTGCTAAATACCCAGGCTCTATGTTCGGATTGATGCTAAAGCGGATTTGGCCAATTTTATCACCGCCTGTAGCGGCAGTACCTGCCGGGATACCATTATCAGCGATGATGGTGCCAAAATAACCGCCATTCCATTTCTTGCTACCACTGCCGAGGTTCCAATCTGTTCCTGGCGGTACAAAATTATGGTTCCCTGTAATGCTCTGTGTATTCAAAGTAATATCACTCATGAATCTTCACCGTTCCTCCTGTTGTCTCTTTTTATAAACCGGCTAGCATCAGCATAGCCGCATTTGCCTTGGGATTCGGCAATAGCCTGCGCATAGATTTCAGCCCATGCGTTAGGATAGGCGTTAGCCCAAGTTCTGGGCCGTACTTCGGCTACTCCGCACTCGCTCCATGCTTCTCCGTATCCGGCTTCTTCATTTACGTACATCATCGTATTATCATACGTTCACTTTCATCTTTAATTCCAAGCACTTTCTTGACTTCGTCTTCGGTAAACCCAAGTTTTAACAGCCTGCAGTTAGGGTTTATCTGCATATAGCTCTGGAAGTATCTTTCTTTGCCCGTAGCATCATCAGTTTCAGTCAGCACCCTTGCCTTGCCTTCAATCTCTTCCCCTATTTCTTTGCTTTCCAGCTCAAATACTGTGAACCAGTCATATGCACTGTCGAGTAACGCCTGCCAGCACGGTTTCCACTGTGATTCTGGGAACGCTCTTCTTATGTATTCATAGTCAGCTTTTGTATTCAAATGTTTCGGAAACCCTTTCATAGAGTAACCTCCCTTACTTATTTTCAGAAATTCCGTTTGAAAGTAATCCGTAACTAGGGTAAAGCGCGTAGTTGCTTCAAAGTTATGAGTATTGGCAAAACTGAGCCAGCCTTTGTAACTCATCATCTTGCCATGATAATTCTGGAGTGTACGGTAGCCTTTCCACGACTTAGTATCGAGAGTTGCCAGTTTTACAATACCCTTACGGATGACCTTTCTAATTTTACGTGCGGTTGATTTCCTAAGTAATATTTTACCTGAATGGAAATGGCGATAGCCCAGGAAATTGATACCCTGAGCTGTAGAAAGGAGTGTATTTTTGCTCATGCGAAGACGGAGCGTATCGTGTAAATATTGGGGTAATGTACGTTGAAGTTTGAGAGGGCGACTCTTATCATTAGAAAATACTACAAAATCGTCACAGTACCGTATGTATTTTGGTAATTTCTGGTCCTCTAACATCCACTTATCAAGCTCGTTTAAGTACAGATTACCAAGCCATTGACTAATGTAGTTACCTATTGGCAAGTTAGACTCACCTTCAATACTATCAATAATGTCGTCGAGTAGCCACAGAAGTTTCTTATCTTTAATTTTATTTCGTACAATCTTCTTTAATACTTCGTGGTTAATACTTGGGTAAAACTTAGAGATATCGCATTTTAGACACCATTTGTACGACTTCGCGTAAGCGATACACAGAGCGCTACCTTTGTGTTGGCCTTTGCCTTTTCTGCAGGCAAAACTATGCTTAATCATTTGTTTCTCCCAAATAGGCTCTAGAATATTCATGATTGCGTGGTGCACAATACGGTCAGGAAAGAATGGTAATACATAAATAAGACGTTCTTTAGGCTCTCTAATGATTTTAGTTTTATACTTAGAGGTCTTAAACGTCCCATCAATTAGCATCTTTTGTAAAAGCGGTAAGTAGTAATCAGCTTTGGCTACGACTTCCCTTGTCTTTTCAAGGCGCATTTTACCATTCTTTGCTTTTTGTAGTGCTAATTTCAAATTGTCCATACCTACCACTTGTTCAAATAAATGACTATATCGTTTCATATTAATATCAGTCCTTTCAGAATAGAAGTTTGTACATATTTAAAAAATGAGTATAAAAAAAAGAGGTATTGTTCTTCGGTTCCGGCTGGCGATTTTATCGCCGGTGAGTTCGTGAACCTACTAGCAATACCCCTCCCCTTGTTGGGTGTTTAAATATCTAGACGTCAGTCTAGGTACCTAGGAGTAGAGAGCCAGGGTCATACCGTAAAGGTTTTGAGTATGTTTTACTTTAGTATATACGAAGCCTCAATCGTGGCAAAATATTAACGCGGGGTAACAACAACCCTGCTGCTTAATATATCATAAACTCGGTTACGTGGCTCTTTGGAGTATCACTGAAAGCTTTGTTTAGCCATTCTGTGGCTCAGAGCTCATTACATGTTGTAACCGTTTTATGCTGTAATTACTAAAATACCCTCAAATGTAATGTGTAGAGAACAGTAACATCCGTAAAAGACGCTGACTGTTCTTTCTTGTACACAGCCTGGCAAAGCCTTACAGTTGATACTCGGGGCCACGCCACGCGCGGAGTTATTGTTGTTCAAATTCACAACCGAGTCATTCCAATTAACAGAACGAGAGCCACAATAAGAACTGTTATTCCAGTTCCCGCCAAAGTGGGCCGGATTGCGCTCTAGACTCCTCCTACTAACCTCCTTGCTAAACCTGACTGTTTACGTCTATGTACTTTGATAACAGTAGCTTGCCAAGGCTACGACTCAGCAGCTGAGGCGGTAACCCGCCGTGCCGGGCTATCATTTCTACAGCAGTTTGTTTAACTAGGGGTTCTGGTTAGCGTATATCTTAAAGATGTTATAGCAGTGACCAAATTAGGAGAAGTCGAGTAATGAATCCACGGTAATCCCGGTTAAGTGTTGTAACCCCTCGGTAGGTGAATACGGCCCATTGGAAACTTACATCTTGGTTGGGTGTTTTACGTGGTACTGGGCCTTCCTAACTAGGTCACTTACATGCTAACACATCTTATAAGTGAAGTTTAAAAAGGAACAAGCTGGGGAGATGTCAGGAGAATCTATACCTCCATTTAAAAAAAGGAGCAAGGATAGGACAGCCGTGATAGCAGGTTTAATAGTAAGAAAGGATAAGAAAGCGTCTACTCAACCTACTTTCCAAACCCGTTATTCCAAGCCCCGTTTAGCCTCCGGGGGCGAGGTTGGAGGTCTTTATCCTCCTGACATTTATTATTATAACAGGTAGTTTGATTAATGTCAACACCTATTTATATTTTTTTTAAAAAATTTTTTAAATTTTGAAATGTGTGTAAAATACGGGCAAATAACCGAAAAATCAGCGCCGTCCCGTCATTCACTCGCTGACGCTCCCTCATTCCGGTCCGGGATATGGACGCGGAACGCGCTTACGCGCGCCCGCTGACGCCCGGGCTTACGCCCGTGCTTAGGTATAAGGTAGCGGGCCTTCGGCTCGTTCGCTGCCTCACGCTTTGCGCTCGGACAGCTCACTCACCTCAGTCCGCCGGTATGAGCCCCGGGGCCACGCCACGCGCGGAGAAATAGTCGCTCAAAGGCACAACCGAGCCATGCCAAGCAACAGAACGAGAGCCACAAGAAGAACCGTTAACCCAGAGCCCGCCAAAGAGGGCGGCGTATGTCGTTGCATAATACTCGCCACCACGGTTCGACTCCGTCGGGACTATGGAACTATTATAGGAGCTCCCAGCCCAGCCATTAGTAGTACCATGGGTAGTTAAGTCACTGCCCCATTGCCACAATACACCAGTACAATCTTCACAACCGTATTTAGATATGATACGTTGAGAGTTAGTTGCAGTATGCCCACCCGTGGTATTGGGGTCTGCAGACCCGGTAATATTTACTGCCTCAGGGCTGCCATCGGCGAGTTCACGGAACTCCCACCTATGGGGCAGACGCTTCTTTAACAAGTTAAATTCCTCTGCCCATCTCCACCAGTGGTAAGAGCGGGAGCTGGCACCATCGGCGATTACTGCCCCGTATTCAGAGACTACTTTTTCACCATCCCAGGAATTCAGGTAGATATCCGCCCAGAGGTCAAGAGGTTCAATGTATACCATGCCTTCCGGGGCAGACACTGGACGATGCCTGAGGTCCCAGAGAGAGGCAGGAAGTACATCACCAGCTACGTACCCAGAAAGCGGATGCCCTGCTATCGTACCAACATCAGCGCAGAGGCAATGTACACCACCAATTTTCCGGGAGTTGGTAGCATTGTAACCAGTAGGGGTAGTAGAGTTCATCGACGCTACGAATACGGGGATACCCGATTCTACATTAGATGGCCAGCAAGCGTAAATGTAGACGTCTTTTCCTGCACGTGCGCTGGCGGAGCCAGCCAATGAGATGTCTACCTGAGAATCGGACTGTGTAACAAAAGCGTAGTTACCAATGTTAACCTCAAGACCTGCAGGGATAATCACTGTCGTATTATTTGCGTCAGATATATAAGGTGAATCATACCAGTAATAATGTTCAGGGTTAGAAAGAGTACGCATAATTTTATAATTATTAAGCGATTCTTCAGCTATACCTGCATTGTTAGTAATATTCGGTAACCCCATGGTCCAGTCGTCATCATCGTCAAGGATAAAACCATTAAGTTCGTCGATTTTATCTACAGCTTCTTTGAGTTCTACGTCGGAGACAAGAGTGCGGTTAACTACAGCGTCCTTAGCTTTGATGAGACAAGCAAGCTTGAGGTGTTTAGGCTGGATTTCAGTAGAGACGTGGGCGGCACCAACGGAAAGAGAGGCGTCAAAAGAAATAGCTCCATTATATTCGCCAACTGTTGCTCCCTGTAATGTACCATCTTCAGCGGTAGTAAAACATCCTGTATCATATGGATGGTCTACTTGTGTGCCTACGAAAGTAGTACCCGTAATATTCCTCATCGTATCCGTCTGATACGTACCAGTGTTAGATGCCGATGTATCGGCTCTAACGAAGTCTACAATGTTAAACACCCTAAACGTCGTACTACCGTCGCCAGTAGAGAAGTAGCCTACCGAACCACCATCATTAGCAGTTTTGGTAGCCTGCCAAGTTTCTTCAGAGACAAGGTAGTTGTTATCCGTTGCCCACTGGTAAAGGTCAGGGTATTCGGAGCGCTGATAGAGGTTACCATCGCATCTCAGCCAGCCGTTAGGTACAACTTTAGCGAAAGAGAACTTAATATCACCAATAGCAAAACCTTCACCAGCCTTTTCAAGCAGGGTCTGGATATTGATATCCGAGATTTCAGTCGTTGAGGAATAAGCCTTAACCACGTAAAGGCCGAGCATGGTTTTGGGACGAACTTCAGTAGCATTGCCGTAAATAGGATTAGAGAGGGAGGCGTCAAACTCAATATTAAACCATCTATGGGCATTACCACCTTGGGCATTTATATGTGCCGTTGTTTCATCAACTGCTTTTATCGCACCTGATACCTGTGGAGTATGTGTTCCACCGTCATAATAAACACCTGTAGCGTAAGTAGCCGTCGCTTCTATATTAGGCAATCCATCATCTTCATACTCGCCAACGCTTTCTTGTACTGCACCTCTAGCATAGTCTAAGAGTTTCGGTACTCTAAACAGGCTATCGCTAGTATTCGCATATTTTAGTACTGACGTCTGGCTTTCGGCCATTTGTTGCCACTCAGTTTCTGTAACGAGCATATCAGGATGAGTCTGTACATAGTTCCAAAGCGGCGCATACGTCTCTTTATCAAAGGTACCACCAAGTAATGGTAAGTCACCGGAGTCTACAGTAGTAGAGAGTTGCCAACTAATAGTACCGATTTTTACACCATCGACACGCTCTGCACCAGCCATGAGCTGTACTTCCCAAATTACAGTACCGTCAGTAATCTGAGTACCGGCAACAGTAGTAGACGCTGTTACGTCGTCCCCACCACCAGTAGTACCGGCAGTGATACATTTAAGAATCTTGCCAGCCTCGAGAATAGTTGAGTACACCATATCATCAACTTCATACGCTGTATTAGCCTGACGATACGGATTTTCTAAGCTTTTCTTAGCGTATGCACCTTTTTCACCGTAGCTGATAGTCTGCCAGTCACTCCAGGCGCTGCCACTATAAAACGATACATAAATACCATGGCCATCATCAGCCTGCCCGTAAACAATCTGCGTCATAGTACCATCACTATTACGCTGTACTTGTAGGTTAAACGGGACACTGCATGGGGCGTTTGTAAGCCCGGTTACAGTACTAGCAGCGCTGTAATTATCTGCGGTTGTTAAACTGTGTACATCCGCATTATCAGTGATAGCCGTTACTTCAAGAGTTGTATGAGTGTGTGCACTCGGAGGGAACGTCTCCGGTTTATTTTGGACACCACTCCAGTCTACCGCTGCAGCAACACCCGCTGGGAAGGGTGTAAAAGCATTAGCTGCGTCATCAGTACCAAGCTTGGACGCGTCGCTTACCCAGTAGACAGAAGAGGTGCTGCCATCGGTATCTACCACTACAACAACGTCATTATTTTGTACATCGTCGGTAGTAAGTGCTAAGCGTGCGTCATCAGAGTCTACCTGTACAATCTTAGCTTGAGCATCTTTAGGAATAGATTCTAGAGGTACTGTCCCGGTAAGCTTTGTTGCATCAATAGAACCAGTAGTGGTATTTATCGTAATATTGCCTGTCAAGTCTGTTGTAACGCTGCCCGTTACGGCACCTGTTAAGGTAATTGTTTTTTGAGTTGCAATGCCGCCAAGACTGTCTGCAACCGTATCAAGCTTTTTTACGACGTCAGACTCTGTTGGCATTACAGAAAATTGTTCTAACTCCATAAACACGTTCCTCTCTTATTAAACTTCGGCAGGTACATATAAAACAACATAACCGTCAAGACCTGCTTCACTGGCTACCTTTAATGTAATACCCGTTTCTGTAGTTGTAAAGAGATAGTCACTTACAGGGGCGTATTCTCCCTCTTCAAGCCCTACACCATACACATTAAGAACTTGAGCGCCCTTGATATTGATGTCGAGAGTTACTGCACCCTCACCTATTTCCCAATTCGCTACTTCAAAGTTTTCAATACGTATATTGTTAGTCTTAGGCCAAGCCTCAATTTCTTCTTTCAGAGCTTCTAATTCTTCAATGAGGGTCTTGGTTTCTGCAATGCTACCACTAAGATATTTGGATACGTCGAGCTCAGCCTGGACGCCAAAAGAGCTAAGCGGAGTTTCTTTCTCATTTACCGTTTTAAACATTAAAATCTTAGCTTCTTTATTGTCTACAGTCGGAGTACCCATAGCAGATACTAAAATTTTACTATCACCTAACATCGGGTACCAAATTTCAATATCCATGAGTTGCTCTGCCGTAGTACCCGGAGGAAGCTCTAAGGTAATAGTGCTTAAAGAAACTCCAACTGGTTCAATACCAACATTAGTGACTATATTATCAGCATAAGTCAAGTCAATTTCAGGACTTGTAATAATCGAAACTGCATACTGCGTTTCAGTAAGCCATTTGCCCGGTACACTGCCTACTTTAAGAGCATAGATTTTCTGTTTAACATAAGCTCCATCTTTGTTAATAATGAGTTTATCAAATAAATCGTTGTCTGCCAGCCATCTCAAAGTAAAACCGCTATAGCTAGCATCGTAACTCGAATTTTCACTAGTTACACGCATTTTAACACCGGTAATTGAGTGCAACCCTGCTAAATCTCCTACAGAACCTGCAGTATCTTCGGGAGGCAGTGCGTTTACAGTGATAGTCGGGTAAGTTCCGGTAGTCATGTAGGAGGCGTCAAATTCGTCTGTAGCGGTTGCGACTAAATCAATTTTTTTAGCGTAGCGTGCGTCGCTCTCGTCTTTAGTATAGCTACCCATAGCGATGCTCTCGGCCTTTTCAGCAGCTACTTCAGCACGGTTAGCCGCGTCTACTACCACCTGGCACCAAGCTGCATAAGCATCGTTATCAGGGTTATTGTCAGCGTCTTCGGGGTAAATGCAAGGCCTCATCGTCTCTGAAGCGTTATGCTCTACAGTAAGGGTAGTCGTAAGCGTTGTAGCTACCTGTTCCCCATTTTTACAGCCAATAAGGCCTACATAGATTACACCTGGGCGCATTAATACGTTTGCCGGAATAGCCTGGTAGGCATCAGGTTTTACGTTTACTAAGTATACAGTCTGATTAGTACGCCTAAATTCAGCTGTAATGCTCATGTCTTCCCAGCCATACCCCGGCTCAAAATGGAAAGCGATGTATACATCGTTAAGACTTCCGGATGGGATACGGTAAGTACCCATATTGGTAAGCATGCGGTCTTTAACGCTAATATCTATTTTCATTAATTACGTGCCTCCTTCTCCAGTTTACGGACGAAACTACGTAAATCGTCTAAAAGTAATGACCCGTTATCAACGTACGCCTGTTCTTCCCAGCCTTTCTTTTTAGCTGCGTTTACAAAAGTTGTACAAGCAGTCTGTACAGTTGCCATATCGGTAGCATTTAACGTTAAGATACTCTTTTCGCCTGCACCATTGACATACCCACGGGCCTGCCATGTTCCTTCAGGGTTAGCAACACTGTCATTAAAATTATTGCTGTAGGTGACTTGAGCTTCAAGGTCACTATCGAATTTTACATACTGACCTTGGATGTAAGCAGTGAAACCTGCCGTAATTGCTTTTTCTGTATTTTGGTTAATAATTTCTTTGGCTCTTGCTTTGAGTTCTTCAAAGGTCATCGTCATAATACGGTCAACATATACAGGTTTCTTTTCATCCCAGTCGTATCGCCAATAGTTACTGGAGTTGTAAAGTTTAAAATCGTTATAGCTAACACTGATAGCTTCAGGCGGTACTTTCTGAAACTCTAAAATGTAACCGCCAAGTTTCTCGCCGGTGTTAGCATCAAAAGTGCAATAATAATGTAATTCTTCAGGATTTTTCATAAGTCTGTCTTCCTTCCTATCCTAGTTGGTGCCATAAGCTTCCCACATAATATAGGCATCTGCAGGCAACACTTTAGTATATTTATAAGATACAGATGCGTTTGTAGGTTCCCCCAAAATAACAGTACCGCTACCGTCGAGCTGGCCCGAAGGGTCGACTACTGTAGTCTTAATGTTATACGGGCTAGTACCTTCTTTAAACGCCAGGGAGAACACAATAACGCCTTCACCTTGGCCTTTATCAGTACGCCCCCAGTTTTTAATAAGGCCCGATTCATACACCTGATAGCCGTTAGTACCAAGCTGCCTCGTTACATTATAGGCAGTAGCTACATCAGACATCGTGCTTACAAGGCTATTGACTGAGGTTGCTAACGCCGCTGTATTAAGCGCGGCAGCTGTAGCCTGATAGTCAGTAGTGTACCGGATACAAAGTGTAAAGCCTACAGTAGCTGGGACAGGGGGTTCCGATGCTCCACCGATATTCATTGATGTAATAATATCACCAGCAGCGTCCGGCGTTGTTCCCGTAGAGAGCCCACCACTACCATTCCAGAAGTACGCTGCAGTACCTTCTGGGTACGTGGCTCCGCTATAACTATAGCGCCCCCAATAGCCATTATTATCAAGCATTTTACCAAGGCCATGGTAGTGAACATCATTAAAGACAGCTTCGTTAAACTTGCCTGCGTCGGCTAGCGCCACAGCTTTTAAAATTGATGTAATCTTAGGAAGTCTAAAAGTAGTAGAACCGTTACCACTGCTGAACTTTGCTACTGTACCGTGGCTCGTGTTTTCACTTTGCCATTCAGATTCACTAATTACGGTAGTGTTACTCTGGGCCCAGCTCCATAAATCTGCATATTCTGTACGGTTAACTTCGGTACCCTCGCCAAGGCTCAAGTATCCTGCAGGTACCACGGAGCCTAAAATGATAATAATGTCACCGACATTACTTAAAATTGGTGCAGCCATTTTTGCTTCAACCTTCCTTCTTAAATATACTCAGTAGAAAGAACGGTGTCTACAAAATCCTCTATTGAAGCACTAGGCGCGTCGAGTGCTGCTTCAACTTCATCCCAGTTATGAAAAATGCAGTCGAAGTCTTCACTCCTTGCTGCCTCTGCACCGTCATCTACACCCCGGAGATATACTTCACGGATAAGTTTCAGTAACGCTTCATTATCTCCTTTTACTAAATCAGCTAATGTATCTTGAAAAGACATAATAAATTCCTCAATTCTGTTTTAACTTTGTTGCCCTTACAGGTCTTCCGGGTGATAGTGGTACCAAATTGCTTTGCCACGAATTACGTCGCCACCCGGTTTCAACACGCCGTCAGAATCTGGCAATAGCAAGAGGTCCCAGCGCATATCTGGGTCAGACCCACCTATGCCGTAGCCGTCGATGTCTGCAATCTCGCTATGGGTGAGTACATCACGAGCAGTAATCTCGAGCCCAAGCTCTTCACACAAAATGCAAACAACTTTACTCATAGCTTCAATCTGAGCCATCGTCGGAGGCTCACTGCCAAAGTCTACATTACTTCTGGAGTAACATACAGCATCAAAGCAACACATCATAGATACAGCTACACTGCCAGTATTACGCTTCCAAGTAGCAGCGAGTACCTTGTCTAATGGGTGCATTACGTTGATATCACCGTCTTTACCAATACTAATATGGTAAGCGTCCTCAATATTAGTATACCTACCTGCAGACCAGTGCAGATAAATTCTATTTAAGCCACAGCCCTTAAACTGCTGTACATAATTTCTAAAATCGTTTAAATTCATAGTGCTCATACTCATTTCCTCCTATATATTAAATACGTGCTGCCAAGATACAGCCGTCAAAAGTTGTTTTGGACAAAACTTCGATACTACTATCAGTAAAGAATACTGTAGCATTGATAGATTCGTATTTGCCACTAGAGTCTCGTCTATATGGAGGCCCTACAGGTACACGTCCTGTTACACTGAGGGTAAGTGTATAGTACCCATCTGAATCCTGGATACTACCCCAATTAGTAGTAGAGAACTCCAAACGCTGCACTTTGCCATACTCTTCTTCAGGGTTTTTAATGTAATTTGGGTAACGGATTTGCAGGTCTAACGCTGCCGACAGACCACCGTTAGTTACAGTAATGAGGTACAAAAGGTAGTTCTCGGCACTGCTAGAGATATGGGCAAGTTCTGCGTCAGTCGGATACGAACTGTATCCGCTGTACCAAATTTTTACTTCGTCCGTAGCAAACGCTACCATGTAGCCTGATTCAGTAACTGTTAAGGTAAAGGTATCGCCCACAGCATAATTAATGTAGTTATCAAAGTAGAATTTAAGGCCCAATACTTCGTTGTTTTCTGCCGAGTCTAAGTTTTCATACAATTTATCATCTGTAGTAACTTCAAAGCTAATTACCGGGTCAGATACGTTGGTAATTTCTACTACATAAGTCGTACCTACTGCCACGGTCGATAAGTCGTTGAAGTCTGTGTACACCCTTGCTTCAGGCACAGTACTAGTTTGAGCAGTTTGCACCAATGCTACACCCCAATATGGAGTAGCCTCAAACGAAACATCACTGAAAACCTGTTTAATACCATTGATGTATGCTTTACCGTTATCAAAGTCACCTGTAGTTAAATCTTCTTGTTCTTCTTCGTCCCAGTTAAAATAAAGACCTTCTACTGTCCAATTATTAAAGATTTCCTGAGAACCTACGGCATCTATAGGCAGTGACGGGTCACCTTGCTCCCCTTTTTCACCCTGAGGTCCTTGTGGGCCCGGGTCGCCTTTATCGCCTTTTTCACCTTGAGGGCCTTGAGGGCCAGTGTCGCCCTTGTCACCCTTCTCACCTTTTTCGCCCTGAGGACCTTGCGGGCCTTGAATAGTAGTGAGGCCGTCGATATCTTCTACGTTATGGCGATGTTGTACATTAGCTTTACCATCTAAACTCGATTGTAAAGCAAGTACATCTTCAATCGTATGTTTATGTGCAAGCGGGGTACGTGCATCTGTCATACGTGGGTCATCGTTAGTAACGTATCTATTGAGGTCACTCGGTGTACCAGTTGTACCTTTCAAAGCTTCCATGTACATTGAGAGGTCCTTAGTTACTGCAGCGATATTAACACGGAACTCTAAGTATTTAGCGCCAGTATCTTCGTCTTCTATAATAACAGGCGTCAAGGTATCTGTTTCAGCAAAAGTAACTGTACCGCCCCATGTAGCAGGTTCAATCGTTAAGTCACCAACAGTAATCGAGCCTATGGGTTTAACCTGAAGTGGGCTCGGAATTAAATCAAGTTTCTGTTTATCTTCTTTAGAAAGCAGGCCGTCACGGACAGCAGATGCGTTTAAAGGCCTATCCTTGATAACATTCCAAGCAACTTTCTCGCCACTATTACTATCTAATAAATCTGCTTTCGTCCAGATATTACCGTCATAGGTGTTACCAAAAGTGATGAGCTCATTTACTACGGATGCGTCAACACGGGATGCCACAGGTACATATCTGCAGTGGAAAGTAGACCCAACGTCACCCTGAGAGAAAATCAGGATGCCTTTAGCTGCTACATAGTCGTACTCAGCCCTGTAGTCAAAAAGTGCTTGGCCTGTCAGCGGCTCACCATCAAAAATCAGGGTAATATCTGTAATATACAGAGTATTAAGTTTCGGTATGTGTTTTAAATAGACTTTTCGTGACTCAGGGACAACTATGTCCTCTTCAAAGACCTCAAGCCTCGACTCGTCTAAATTATATAAAAGAGACAGGTTCATAAGTACCAGTATCCTCCTCTTTGTAGTTTTCCTACTGAATATTATACCTACCTATTTAGCAGAGTTTCTCATAAAATTACTTAGGTATAATATAGGTATGTAGAGATTAGCTTAATTTTACGGAGGTAATTAGATATATGAAACCTGAATTTTTCTCTGAACAGCTCATTGACCTTCACAATGACGCAAACTTTGAAAAGCTCGCTTCGTTTGCTACTGAAGGGTACTTGACCCCGGAAGAGATGAATACGGATATAGCAGCTTTAGTTACTAAACAGGCTTATGCAGAAGATGCGACTTTCGCTGACGAAGCCAACCGCATGTTTTCTGTAGCAACGCCTCTGGAAACTAAGCTGTCTGCCCTGTATGCTACTAAATGTGCTTCCATTTTGGACCCTGAAGTAGTAAGCAGAATTAATGACGCTTGCAAAATCTACGGTATTGAACTTGAAGTACCGCAAACCGAAAAGATTGCGAGTGTACTCGAGGACCCGGCAATTTTAGCCGAGATTGACGTATTTGATAAAGAATGGCAAGACCCGGAAGAATTAGTCGGTGACGTCAACAAGTATGCTCATGCTAACGACTATGGTACAGAACTTGACACTTGCCTTGCAGCTCGTGCCTTCTATGCCACAGAACCTGAAGATATTGAAGCTTTGGAAAGCCTTGCAAAAACGGCATCTTCTATTGCGCCTGAGGACATGGTCAACTTAATCGCTGAAATTGACGAAAAACTTGGCCTGGACAATCCATACATGCAAGCTAAAGTAGGTACCCCGGAGTATGCTGTGTATGAAAAGGTAGCTTCTGAAAATATGGTTAACCTTGGTAAAGTAAGTGCTCCGCTGTCTGTAATCTCGGAGTACGCTGATAACATCAGTGACCTTGGTGTAGACCTTGACTGGGATGGGGAGTCCCCTGACGCACTGCAGTTACAAATCGAGGGATTACCCTCGCAGATTAAAGATGAAATAGGAAGCTGGGTGAAATAATTGTGGCCGTTTACATTGGACCAGAAATTTTCACTGAATATGATAAAGCAAAACAGAAATTTAAGGATTTCGACACTTGGGTAGCAGAGGCTATCAGAGCAGAATTTGGCGATGACTTAGTGGCCCCCTTAATGGCAGCTAAAATTGCTAAGACTTCCAGACTCCCGTGGGAAAACCCAACAGTCTTTGAGAACATTGTGCTGGTTCTGAATGGACGTGATGCACTGCCAGACATTGACCAGGACGTGTCTGTCAAAGAGATTGCGTTTGCTGTTAAGTGCTTAAAAAAAGAGTTCCCTGACGATGACTTCAACGACTACGTCTGCCAATACTGGGCAGCTGAGTCTGGAGAAGAAGGTATCGCCGTATTACCCCCGGAACTCAAGAGTGCACAGCGTTTTATCCCTGCTATCTATCTTAACAAAGAACAGCAGAGTATCCAAAATGCTTACTTAGAAGAAATCCGTGACTACGTTAGTATAATGAGCGAAGCCTCTGGTCTTGAAGAGGGCCAGACAGCCGTACAAGGTGGTGAACAGTAACCCATGGCAGTACCTGTAGATTTTAGCACTATTTCCGGTAGTGGTAATACTACTTTTATGAATAACCCACAATTCCAAATTATGACACAGGATACTCGCTGGAGGCTGCTGTACCCAGCACCGTACTTTGACCCCATCGCCATGCAAACATTGATGGACCCGAAGATTATGATGCACTGGGGACGCTACTTTTACGACTGGCATCCGATTATTCACGCCGCTATTAATAAAATGGTAGCGTACCCTATCACTGATATCATCATTGATACTACGGATGCTGACGCTGAACGTAAGTACAAAGAAATCTTCCAGCGTATCAATATTAGGTCACTCCTTATCAGAATCGGACTTGACTATTATGTATCCGGTAATGCGTACTTCTCGCTCATCATGCCGTTTACGAGAGTCTTTGAATGTCCTGAATGTCATACTGGGCACTCTGCTAAATCTGTAGACTTTAAAGTTGGTACGGAGTATTTAACGATGGTATGCCCGAAATGTGGCAAAACCGTACATCCTGTAATTAAGGATACACCTACTAAAAACGCTCTTGATATCAAGCCTATCCTTTGGGACCCCTTGAATATCAAGTTAGAATATGACGAAATCCTCGGTAATACTACGTATTACTACTCTATTCCTGGGTCTATCGGTACAGACCTTGACAAAGGTGATAAACATCTTTGGGCAACGTACCCAATGTATCTCATTGAGACAGCGAGAAAGAAGAAACTCTTTAAATTCTTCCCAACAAAAATCCTGCATTTACGCAGGGATACTCATTCCTCTGCGTATAACAAAGGGTACGGCCAGCCGCTCATCTCTCCGGTACTGAAGTACCTGTTCCACCTGCTTGTGCTTATTAGAGCTCAAGATGCACTGGCTATTGACCAGATTCTCCCTTGGACTATCATTTCCCCGTCTTCTAATGGCTCGGTAGACCCGAGTGGAGAGCTCGACCTTGGTAGGTTCTCTAGTGCGCTCGAAGATGAGTACAAAGAATGGAAACGAAACCCGATGCGCAAAAGTATCATGCCAATTCCTGTCAATGCCCAAATTGTTGGTGCACAAGGTAAAGCACTGATGCTTACTAATGAAATCCAGGAAATCACGAACCAAATTCTTGCTGGTATGGGAGTACCGAATGAGTTTGTATATGGCGGTCTTCAGTGGTCCGGAGCTAGTGTATCACTCCGTATGCTGGAGAATCAGCTTATCAACTTCCGTACCATGATGCAATCTGTACTCGACTACATCGTCCAAGAGTGCAGGGTTGCTTTTGAACTCCCCGAGGTTAAAGTAAGGATGCAGTCCTTTAAAATGGCAGACGACGTGGCTCAAAAAGACCTACTGCTCCGTATGGCAGAAGCTGGCCACATCTCTAAACATACGCTTCTTAAAGAGCTCATGCCAAACATTGATTACGACCAAGAACAGCGCTTTATTACTGAGGAAACTCAGAAAGACCGTGAACGCGCTATTCAAGAACAAATCCAAGCCCAGAACGCAGCAAACTTCTATGGTATACCTGCTATACCGGGCACAATGCAACCAATGGGTGATGGAAGTGACGGTCAACAGCATGGCGACTTACCCACACAGAATCCCCCACGGGCTGAGGGAGGTAATGCACAAATATGAAAAAAGATGTGATTACTGAACTACAAAAACTGGCTTGGGCTGAGGAGCTTTTCCCAGCCCTTGCCGGATACACTCCAATTGTAGAGAGAGCAGTTAGACGTGGAATGTATGCAGCAGTACAGGCTCCGGCCAAAACAAAACCGGAGAGGCAACCGGATGAAAAGAAGAAGGAAGGTAACAGTTAATGTATCTTAACACTGAACAAAAATGGGCATCAATTTTGCAAAATGTACAGAAAGGTATTAAATCTATCTTTCCTATTGAAGCAAAAACTGGTAAAATTGAATTACTGAGCTTAGAAGTACCGAACAAGACTAATGCCTCGATTGGTAACCAGAAAACAAAGCTTCTCAGCGGTACCAGCCTTAGTGTGCCTATTTATGCGAACTTACGCCTTGTACGTAACAACGGTAAAACAGAAACAGGCCGTGTCAAAATATTAGACCTCCCTGTTTTAACTGACCGTGGTACTTTTATTGTACAAGGCAAAGACTACTCAGTGTTTAACCAGGTACGTTTGAAACCTGGTGTCTTCGTCCGCCATGTCAACGACTCTGATGCTGTATTTGCTGACTTCAACTTAGGGCGTGGTTTAGGCTTTGAGATTCATATGGACAACAATGGTGTGTTCTTTGTAAAATTTGATAAGTCTAAACTTTCCTCGTCCTCTAAGCGTATCCCGCTATACTCTCTTTTATCTGCTTTAGGTACATCTGATATGGAAATGTCTGCAGTGTGGGGCAACAAAATCCTGGAAGTAAACAAAGCAAAAGCCAAACCCTCTGAAGATATCAAACAGATTGTAAATACTGTTATCTACCCAACTAAACGTACCGGTAATGATTCTAGAGACCTGCAGGACTATTTTAAAGAGACTGCCCTTACTCCTGAAACTACGAAAGTAACGCTTGGCACTGGGTATAGTTCTGTAACTCCGAAAACTCTCCTTGACGCATCCGCTAAAATCGTTAAGGTTTATAATAACAAAGAGGAAGAAGATGACCTCGACTCCCTCCTCTTTAAAGAGGTACTTGGTGTTGAAGACCATTTAATGTTGAGAATTGAAAAGAAAGCAAAAGAAGAAGGCTTAATTTATAAAGTTATGAACAAGATAGATGGAGGTTACCCCTTGAAGTCCATCATTCTTCCTAACTTTTTAACTAAGCTTGTTGAGGGCTTCTTTACAAAATCCTCGCTTTCTGCTCCTCAGTCTGAAATCAACCCGATTGAAATTTTAGAGACTAGCCATAAAGTAACGTCAATGGGCGAAGGCGGTATTGGTAGTGACAGGGCAATCCCGATGAATGCCCGTAACCTTCATCCGTCTCACTTTGGATACATTGACCCGGTCCGTACTACTGAGTCTGAACGTGTAGGCGTAGACCTCAGAACAACGAACTCCACTGTTATCAAAGACCGCAATATTTACAGTGAGTTCATTGATAAAAACGGCAAAAAGGTTATGCTCAAACCAATGGACCTCGCCGGGAAAACAGTAGGTTTCCCCAACCAAGACGGGAAAACCCATGTTCGTGCTCTCGTAAACAACCAGATGAAGGAAGTACCCCGCAATCAAGTAGACTACTGGTTACCGAGCTCTTCAGATATGTTTACCATTACAACGAACCTCGTGCCGTTCCTTCACAACGACCAAGGTAACCGTGTTACGATGGCAGGCCGTATGGTTACACAAGCAGTACCGCTTGTTAACCGTGAGGCTCCTCTTGTTAAAATCAAAGACCAGACTGGCCAGTACAAATCTATTCAGGAACGCTATGGGAAAGAGTTTTTTGTGCCGAGGGCTCCTGAAGATGGCACTGTTACTCGTGTAACCGATGATTACATCGAGCTTAACGGTAAGACTAAAATTGAAATCTACAATAACTTCCCGTTAAACCTCAAATGCCCAAGTGGTGATATGACTGTCAACATTCTCCGTGGGTACGACCAGGTATGGCGTGGTAAAATCAAAGATTACGATTGGCAGTTCGGTGATAAAATCCAATCTGTCAACATTTACAGTAAGAAGTCGAAGTGGCAACGCATCCGTGCCTTTAGAAGCCACCAGAACGATAAAAAACTGTACAATATTAAGTTTAAATCTGGCCGTAACGTAGTAGTTACAGAAGACCACAGCTTAATTACTATAGATATGGAAGGCAACCTCGTGCCTATCTTCCCCGACGATTGCGTACCGGGTAAGACTAAGTGTCCGATTGCCATGTTCCCGGAACTCCCACAAGCTGCTTTTACTTACGAGTATGACGACTATGACCATGGAGTACTTGCAGGGCTCTATCTTTCTGAAGGCAGTTTAGACCGCACCTGTATCCAGATTGCAGCTAGTGAGCCTAGTCATCAAAACGATATCCTTGAACTTATGAACCGTATCACTACGAAAAATGAGGCCCATATTTACACTTCTAGTGTAAGGCTCTTCGATGCTAATCTGGCGCATTGGCTTTACAACTCCTTCCGTAAATATGCGCACCTCAAAGTGATACCAAATGTTTTTTTTAATTATTCCTCTGAGTTTCGCAAAGGTTTAATCGCTGGGTACATGGCAGGCGACGGTAGTATTTCGCTTCACGATAAGGAGCCGAAAGACAAATATTCCCACTTTAATATCACAGCAGGTACGGCTTCAGCATCTTTACGTGATGCACTCATAGACATGCTCGCAAGCCTTGGGGTAATGACGTCCAAAGCTTTTAAAGAGATTAGCTCTAAGAGTGATAAGTGGCATGACTGTTATACGTTCACTATCCCTGTGCGTGAACTCCCTGACTGGCCTTTATTTTTCTATAAAAAACGCCAGCAATACTTAGAAGAACTGCGAGCTAACTTGCCGCCCAAAGCAAATTCCCGTTATGCCCTTCCTAAGAAGGCATATAAGTTTATGGATGACGAAACCCGAGAACGCTGGGCTAAATCCGATATCCGCTGGGATACTATCAAAGAGATTACTGAAGCTCCTCACGAAGATTTAGTATATGACTTTGAGGTAGCAAATTCCAACATGTTTGCAGTAGAACATGGACTTGTTATCCATAATACCTTTATTACAATGTACCCGCTTGTAAAAGTAGGCGACAAAGTTAAAAAAGGTGACATCTTAGCAGACTCTAACTTTACAAAAAATGGGGAACTTGCACTTGGAACCAACTTAAACGTAGCATACATCCCTGCTAAAGGCTGGACTCACGAAGACTCTATCGTAATTTCTCAGTCCGCTGCTAAGAAACTCACCAGCCAGCATATGTATACTAAAGAGTTCGAGACCTCACCTGACTCTTACATAGATAAGGCTTCATATATTAAGTGGTTCCCAACTAAAATTACATCTACTAATATCCAGAAACTGGATAATGATGGCGTTGTAAAAAAGGGCGTTATGGTAAACCGTGGTGATGTACTCATTGCCGGGCTCCGCCGTAAAACGATGACTAGCGCCGATAACATGATGAGGCGCTTACGTGGCAGCCTTGTTAATCCTTATAAAGACGCTGCTGAAGTTTGGGACCATGATACACCTGGTAAAGTCATTGACATTATCAAACAAGGCAAACTGACAAGGGTTGTTGTTACTACGGAAGACGAAGCTAAACGTGGTGATAAAATTACGGGGCTTCATGGTAACAAAGGTACTATCGGTTTAATCTTGCCGGACGACGAGATGCCAATGGACGCTCATGGTAACCATGTAGACGCAATGCTTAACCCCGCCTCTGTTCCTTCTCGTGTAAATCCTGGCCAGCTCTATGAAGCTATGGAAGGCAAACGTGCGCTCCGTACTGGTAAAGAAGTAGTTATTGATAACTTTGATAACGCCGATTCCAGTAAAAAGGTGCTCCAGGAAATGAAGAAAGACGGCGTTCCTGTAGAGGAAGACCTATATGACCCGAAGACCGGTAAGTCACTTGGCAAGGTATTTACCGGCACCCCGTATATCATTAAACTCCACAAACAAACTGAAGGTAACTTCTCTGGTTTGTACAGGGGTGCTTATGATATTAACAACCAGCCTGTTAAAGGCGGTGAAGAAGGTGCTAAGGGCATCGGACAGCTTGACGTATACGCCCTTTTAGGTCACAATGCCCGTAACAACCTGGCAGAGATGGCAACGTACAAATCTGACCGCAATGATGACTTCTGGAACAGACTTGAGGCAGGGCTTATGCCTGCTCCAGCTAAAGAGCCTTTTGCCTTTAAAAAGTTCAGGTCTTTAGTAACCGCTTCTGGTATTGGTGTGCAAGCTGACGACCAGAACCTTAGCCTTGCTCCTTTGAATGACAAGATGATTCTTGATATGTCTAAAGGTGCTATTCAGAAAGGCTCCATCTTAGAGAACCATATGGGTAAAGATAGACCTGAGAAGGGTGGTATTTTTGACCCTGTAGTAACTGGTGGTCTCAAAGGTGAAAACTGGTCTCACGTAAATTTAGCTGCGCCTATCGTAAATCCGCTGTTTGAAGGTGTAGTGGCTACGCTGCTTCACAAAGACATTACTGGTATGAACGGTAAAGACATTCAGAAAGAACTGGCTGCTATCAACGTGCCAAAACGTATTGGCGAAGTAAGCGCCGCTCTTAAAGTTGCTACCGGTAGTAACCGTAATAAACTCATTAAAGAACTGAAGTACCTAACTGCGCTCCAGAAAGCTCGTATGAGCCCTGCTGACTATGTACTCACGAAGTTCCCTATTATCCCGCCTCAGTTCCGTCCGATTTATGACTCAAAAACCGGGGGGCTCCCAATGGTTTCTGACGTTAACTACCTTTACAAAGACCTGCTTAACGTCAACGAGAAACTGGAGAAAATGAAGAATTACCCTGATTCTGAAAAGGCAGCTCTCCTTAAAGACTTGAGGCAGTCAGCGCATGCTATTGTAGGCTTAGTGGCACCAATTAATAAACAGAATGAGAAACGTGGCGTAACCGGTTTCTTACCTCAGTTAACGGGCTCTAACTACAATGGGCAAGGTACGTCAAAAGAGTCCTTCTTCCATAGGAAGATTTTGAAGCGCCAACAGACTCTGACAGGCCGTGGTACTATTTTACCAGACCCGAATCTTTCTGTCGATAATGTAAAAATTCCGTGGGACATGGCATGGAAGGTATATCAGCCCTTCGTAATCTCTGAATACCGTAAGCGCGGTGTTAACATCTTAAAAGCTCGTGAGGAGATTAAAAACAAGACGGAAACGGCTAAACAAATCCTCGTGCAGCAGATGCAAAAACGCCCAGTGCTTATCAACCGTGCTCCGACGCTTCATAAATTCAACATCATGGCTCTGAAACCGATACCAACTGAGGGTAAGTCCATACTCATCCCGGAACTGATTATCAAAGGTTTCAACGCCGACTTCGACGGTGACTCTGTTGCAGGAGATACTTTAGTCTGCGTTAAAGACTTAACCGGACGTATCAAACTGAAACAAATTAAAGACGTCGAATAACGTAGGCCCAACTAAAAAAAAATAGGCCCTCGGTATAAATCCGGGGGTCTTCTTTATTGATAGTGAAAAAATTGTGAAAAATGTGGGATAAGAACGGTGTAGAAATATTTAGTCATTTCTACGCTATTTTTAGTTTCACGTAAATCGTAAAAAATGCGAAAAATGTGGGATAAGAATAGTGTAGAAATAAAATTAGTTATGTTTCTACAAAAATTTAATTACGTGAGTACGGACGATATCGTACGGAAGAAAGGAGAAATTTAAAATGATGGAAAACATGAACAACGAAATGATGGCAAATGAGGTTGTAACAAACGAAGTTATGGAAGCGCCCGCAGTAGAAAACGTACAGGCATCTGATAACAAATATGCAACCTATGCAAAACGTGCAGGCTTAGTCGCTCTCGGAGCGCTTGCAGGTTATGCACTCTACAAAGGCGTGTGCAAAGTCATGGAAATGAAAGCCGCACGTGACGCTGCACAAGCTGAAGCAGAAACCATTGAAGCCGACGTTGTAGACAAGGCTTAATGGTCATTCTCGTATTTGGGCTATCCACCATTGTGTGGATAGTCCTATTCATAATTATATGCGGCTTTATTTGGAATTTAATATCTAATGATAAATAATATGTAAAGGAGACTTGCGATATGGAAATGAGAATTTGGAGTGTATTCGATTCGGAATTAACCCCTGAAGAAAGGAAAGAAAAATGGATGTCTTATTATAAAGAGTCCTATACTCATTGGTTTAAAGGCAGTGCCCTTGAACGTATAGTATATAAACGTGCAATCGCACTTGCAGAGAAAGGTGACTGGAAAGAATCTTTTGATAACTACTTTAGAGAAGCAAATACCGAT